GATGCTGCAAAGGCTGCTGAAAAGCTTCAGCCTGAAGCGCTTAGGTCAAGAGCTTTATATGCAATACAGGATACAAGGAACGTAATTCAGGGCGAAGTTCGTGCTGCTCAGCAAATAAATCAAGTTTTTGCTGCTCATGGCAATGTTTTTAGAAACGCGCCTGGCGGAAAAATGACAGTAAATATGGTTCAAAATGCGACACAAGATATGGATAAAATATTGCGCGTTATGGACGACGCCGCCACTTCGGGCATTAACAGAATGAGTGGACTAAAAGGCTCTATAACACAATTTAATAAAGCTTCTAATATGGTTAAGGGTGGAAAAACGGTTGTAAAGCCAACCACTGAGGTATTGCAAGAAGGTGGTGAGGCTGCTGCCAAAATTGGAGACATAGTTGTTAGTCCGACGATTAATGTGGGCGGCGGTGCTGCTCGTGGAGCGGCAGGGGCCGGAGATGATCTTCTTGATGCAAACGCACAGTTTCTAAAAATTCATATTGAAAAGCAAACAGAAGCTTTAGAATTTCTAATGAAGCATATGGACGAAATTGATCCAAGAGCCTTAAAGAATGCAGACCCAAGAGCCTTTGACGATTTTGTAAAAGTTGTTCAGAAGATGGAAAATGTTGGCAATGTAAAAATTTCTGGGAAATTATTAAAAGAACTTTCTGAGATGGGAGTGAAGGTTGGTGGAACCGGAGGCCGTTTGGCGAAGGTTCTCAAGTGGACAGCCGGAATTTTGGCTGTGGCAGGTGCTGCTGTCGGTGGCATGGCGCTATATGATTACATGACTGATTCAGGCGGAGGGCCCGGTCCAGGACCCGGTCCAGGACCCGGTCCTGTTGTGCCTCCCGAAGATCCGGGCGGGTATGTAGGTCCTCCAGACCCTTATAGCAAGAGGGCGATTCAAGCAGTTACCCCCGGTTCTCCAGGTTATGATCCTCAGAATGGATGGGTGTTGGTGCAGGAAGCCATTGAGCGTCACAAGGCTAGTGGCGATACTGCAAAATTAAATGCTTTGCTGCAACACCTTCAGAGGCGTGTGTACAGAAAGAGATTTAGAGTTCCGCTTAACCCTCCATATGATCCAATGGATGGAAGCGGTCAAGTATTATATTACGCCTTTGTAAACAACATAAGGGGAGGGCCGGATTTGGCCGGGCAGCAGGGCAGAACCCTTGCTTTGAAATCTCTTATGTTTAATGAGGCCCTTGGAGACCCTAAGGGCGCAGATTTAGTTTTTAAGGGAAACTTGCCACTTCATAATGGTGATGCCCAAATGACTGTAAATTATACAGCAGAAGAAACTGTTGGACGAGGCCTTGCCGAAAGAGGCTGGCTCGGAGGAAGAGGGAAGGGTCGAAGAAGATCAAAGAGGCATCTGATGGGCAAGGGACTGTCGTCAACACCTGGGCAGGGAATCGCTGGGAGGCAGAAGCAAAGAATGTCTAGAGGAGACCGTCGTATTATGAGGCAATTAATGAATAGAGCAGATGACGCTGTCTTAGCAAGCTCTGATCGTAAAGATTCTTTGCTCAAACTTGCTGTGATAACCACGGAAAAAGATTCTTTTAAAACAGAAAGATTTAATTTAATTAGAGAAATGGCGAAAGAAGCTACTGTTTCTACTAATATAAATGAAAAAGCTGATAATCAAAGGCTCTCAAAGAGGGCAGATGATTTTTCGAAGTCATATTATAAAGATGCTGTAGTGGGTCTTAATAATGATGATAAATATCTCCGATCCTATTTTACAGGTCTAGGAAGACTGTATGGCGAGAGGTTGGAAGCCACAAAGGCTGATTACAAAACCCTATATAATGTGCATGACGAAACTGGAGTGGACTTGATTCACTCGGCTCATCCAAAGGCGATAGTTCTTTCAGATTCTATCGGAAGAGGCGGGCTAGTTGAAAATGGTTTAGAACAGAAGCGTCAAACACATGGAGTGGCTTTAAGTACTCCGACTGGGAATTACAGAGCAAATTACGCTTGGGTGCGTGACTCGCTTGAAAAAAGAAGTAATTAACCTTTAAGTTAAAGTAAACCTAGACAATATATTCAATAGTTGAATATATTATATAATAAAATAATTTCAAAAGGAGAAATTAAAATGGCTCTTAAACTATTAAATCCCGGATTAAGACCCCTTGGAACATTCGACCTTGAAGACGACAATCTTGGAACCGGCGCTGCTGGCCTTGTTGGCGGAGAGCATGTTGCTTTGTCAGCATCAGATACTCCCGGAACTGAAGGTTATGCTGCTGATGTTGCCAATGTAGGCCCTATGGGTCTCGGCGGCGGCGGCGGACTTGGCGCTCCTGTAGCGCTCAGCTTTCGTCCAGATGCTCGTACAGCTGGCATCCTCGGAGGCCTTGCTGACGAAGGTGTGAATGAATATGGGACTCTTTTCGGTCAACTAATTGGTCAAAATACAGGCCGCGCAACTGTTGAAAGTGGCGCTGTAGTAATTGGCCCCAACACAAGTTCAGGCTCTGGTAAGGTTACCGTTTGGGCTACCGCAGGCCTTTATGGCGTATCTGGTACTTCAGCTACTGGCGGTAGCGATGGCGCTGGTACAGAGGCTATTGATGGAATGGCTGTCAATGACGCTATTCATGCAAGCCCTGATGGTGATAACTTTGCAGGAAATCTGTTAGATGACACCAATGCAACTGGAAGTGGAGATTCAACTTCCGTCGATCAGGTTGCTATATACGTAGGAGCAGTGGCAGATCCGTCACTCGTCTCAACAACTAACGCCGCAGCAGGTGCTACTGCCACCGTAGATCATTTCGCGATCTTCTACCTTGGTAACGCAACATCTGCAAGTTCATAGACAAAGGAGGAAATAATGTCTACACTTTTTAATACACATGGTGAAATCAATGCCTCCAATGTCCAGGAGGCCCTATCTCAGATAGTTAAGTACGCTTCTGTTATCGAAGATCTTCAGCCCTCAAGCAACGCGCAGGCAACTGCTCCAAGCTTAAATGATGGCCAGAGAGACGAGATGATTAAGCAAGCTTTAATGACCCAAGAACGCAAAATTGCCCTTGGTCAGGCTATGGCAAACCCAATCCGTAGAAACCTCGATTATCAAGGCGTTGCTCGCAAGGCTCTTGTTGTTGATCCTCTACCCCAGGGCGCTCTGCCCATTTACGACCGTGATATTGATGTCGGGGCCGTAGTTGTATCCAGTAATGGTGCTGCACCTGAGTCTCGTGTCTTTGGCGACCGCGTGACCGTTCCTGAGTTTGAGGTTGTCTCAAATCCAACGGTTCGTATTGCCGAAGTTAAGCGTCGTCGATTCAATGTAATTGATCGTGCTCAGCAAAAGGCTCGTCAGGAAATTCAGGCCCAGGAAGATGCTAACGTCTTCTCTGCTCTTGAGTTCGCTGGTTCGGATGCTCTTGGTGGTGAAAATACCGCTCAGGATCTATCACCGACAACCGCCGGATCTCTTGATAAGAATGGTCTGCTTAACCTTAAGCGTCAGATTGATCGATGGGACTTGGTTACTTCCAAGTATTTCTTGAACATCAATGAGTTTACTGACATTCTCGCTTGGGAATCTGCTGGTACAACTAACGGCGGAGGCTCTCAGGTCGATCCAGTCACTCAACGTGAATTGCTTCAGACGGGTCTTTATGGCCACATCTTTGGTGCCGATATTATCGTGTCCAAGGTTGTTCCTTCTGCTCGCGGTTTCGCTTGTGCTGATCCTGAGTTTGTCGGCGTGATGCCTGTCCGTCAGGACATTGAGGTTCTTCCTGCTGATGAGCCCAAGCAGCTTAAGCTTGGTTGGGTTGTTAACGAGATCATTGGTATTGGTATCGTTAACCCTCGTGGTGTCGCAACTGGTACTGTAGACTAATAGTCTGCTACTTAACTAGTAATCTTAAGGGCATAGTAGTTTTGCTACTATGCCCTTTTTTATGCTAATTTTATAAGATAATAAGAAGAGTATACTTAATGATTTCTAAAAAATTAAATGCTAGAACAATTTTCGTCAAAGGTGCTCCCCTGCCTAACCGGGCTCAATCTTCAGCCATGCATAGGCGTGGACAAAACCATGTAGTCTTGGAAGAGGAGGATCCTGAATCAGGAAAGTTTGACACATTTTTCGACTATGAGGATGATCTTGCTAATTTAAAGCCATCTAGTGAACAATATGCAGAAATGATTAATGAGGATCCATTTGTCATGTTAGAGGAGAGGGCCCTTGAGAAAGAAGAAGCCTCTTCAGTGGTCATGGAAGAAATTGGGCAGCCTACAAATAAGTCTTTGGAAAGCAATAAAAAAAGAGGCTACAGAGATGTTGTGGGGTTCGCTTTTGTTCAGTGTAACTTTGTAAAAAAGGATGGAGTTAGGTGCAAAAGACAGGCCCCTACGGGCAAAGAGATATGTTCAACGCATAAGAGGTTTGTAGAAAAACACGGTGTTAAACATTAATGTCTTCTATTAATTTAATAAAGTAATTTAGGAACAATAGGAATTTAAAATATGAGTCAATATGAAACATCAGACTTAGCCTTGGCTGCTTACTTAACTTTTAAAGGTTTAAGGCTTATTAGCGCAAAAAAGTTAGCGTCTGGAAGATTTCAATTCATTTTAGATGATCAAAGTGATAATGCAGACGCATTGTCTTTGGAGTATTTTAGCAGTGATTTTTGCAGATTTGATAATCAAGTAAGGTCTCTGAAGAAGCTTCTGTACTCTAATTAAGTTTTGTGCCACATCGAAATTAAAAAATAAAAAAAAATTTATTATTGAAATATATACTTTTTATTACAGTTAAAAATTAAGTTTTAATTCTTCA